ATATGATCAAAGGACTAATGGGTAATCAAGGACTTACAGTAAATGGAGGTAGCACCAGTGTGCCGTATATCAATATGAATAACTCAAACCCTATGCAGGGTATGATTCGTATATGGGGATCGGACATGCAGGTGTTCGACGGCACAGCTTGGATGAACCTCAGCACCAGTTATGCCACTGTGAGTTTAGATCCAGAAACACAGGACTTGTTGACGTGGGCACGTACACAACGCCAATTGGATTTGAATCGCAAGACTTTGATTGCAACCAATCCAGCACTTGAAAAAGCCTACGAAGCTGTTAAACGAGCAGAAGCCAACTTTGACATACTCAGCAAGTTTGTTGAAAACGATTTGGATGCTGAACCTAAAGAGCTAGCACCGTGAACATCTTAAACATTCGTATTGAACTGACCAATCCATTTGACCGTTGGGATTACTTTCGTAATCTTGGCTGTATCTCTGGTATGCTGACCAAGTTCAAGGCATGGGAATTGGAGCATAGTTACTACAGTCTATTGTTGTTTGATTTTGAACTGCGTTGGACATATAAACAAGACCATGCGGGCATCAGCTTTAGCTTTGGCTTGTTAGGATATGGCGTTAGTTTTCGAATTTATGATACCCGCCACTGGAACGACAAAACCAATACATGGGAAGTGTACAAATTTGATGAGTACTTTAACACTAACAGTTAGCCAATGGCAACGGATACGTGCTGATCTACACACAGAGCATCTGAAATCGGTGTTCATGCTCAAAAGCAAAATGCGTAGTGTGTTAGGTTTTACTGTACGTGAACACAATGAATGGATAATCAAACCGGATGGCGGCTACGGCGAACACTCAATTAGGCTTGATTTTTATAATGAAAAAAAGTATACTATGTTTCTATTAAAATACTCGGAGATAATAAATGACCGCAGATGATTTAAAACACATTTTTAGGTTTCAAACGACTGAAACAGAAGACTATGTCCCAAAAGACACATTGGATTATTTGTTAATTGAGGGTAACAATCGTATTCCTGGATCAATTGCTATGGACAAAATGGCAGACCTAGTTGCTATGCTAGATAATTTCATATTTGAAGGCTATAGAGACAAAACTCCTTATTTTATCAAACCAGATTTAAATGTATGAAACATATAGAAGTTGGCATGTGGAAACTTCCTGGTATTACGTTTAAAGCAGACAAACTTTCGCCTGAAGTTGCCGATGAAATGGTAGCCTGGGCCAAAGAAAACAAGTGTGGAACTTGTATGGGACCTGGATTTTGGTCATTTAGAACAACAGCACAACGAGATTGGTTTATCTTAAGATGGATCGATAATATTCCTAAAGAAGAAAAGAAAGAAGAAATATAAAATGGATATAGAAAACGCCGCGGCTATTTTAGCCGGTAGTATTTTAACTGGCTTGGCATTTATTATCATAGTTATTACTATGGTAGTAATTAATAACATTCTACACAAGTACTGGAAACCACTGCGTATCTTCACAGCAGACAGCTGGAACTTTAATCCTCCACAGAGATTTGCCGACGAAGAAGAATTGGCAAGTCCAAAGATTGAACCAAAAATAGAAAACACTAAAAAATGATTATCTATCTAGACATGGATGATGTAGTAGCTGATTGGATGCCAGCGGCACGTGCCATTGTTAACCGTAATTGGGAGTATGGTGAACGTATTCCAGATAGTGATTGGAACAAAGTCAAAGCCAAAACTCGATTCTATCGTGACTTACCCTTAAAAGAAAATGCACAGGATCTTGTTGATTACTGTAAACAAGCGGTAGAACAAGGACTAGCTGAAAAACTATTTTTCTTAACTGCCCTACCACATGGCAATGATGTGCCTTACGCTGTCTATGACAAAGTACACTGGTGTGATCAACACTTTCCAGGCATTCCTATGTTTATAGGACCTTATAGTCATGACAAATGGAAGCATTGTAAGACAGGTGATATATTAATTGACGATCGCACTAGCAATTGTTATGAATGGGAAGTTGCAGGCGGACACGCACATATCTATCGTACTTGGGAGGCATGCAAGCCATGGCTGACAAAGATCCTTACAGATTCAAAGGCCGCGGAGTAATACAACTCACCGGCAGGCAAATGGGCAAGAGTTACGTTAATAGTTTGCTTACGAACTACTATAAAATTATGGTGCATACTCCGACAATTAAATGGCAACGGTTGCCCGGACTTAAACTACAAGCCTACACAGATCAAATAGGTCCGCGTGGCTTTGAACGTGGGCTCAATGAAACAGATATGGATCCAATACAAGCATGGAGTACAGAATGTAACTGTGGTACACGTATGAGTTTCAATGTTTGGAAGTTTAAGAATGAAAAACAAATCACGATGTTTTTGATTAAGTGGGCAGAATGACAACACAAGAAAAATTCTTTCGCAAGTTCGACATGCAAGTTTACGCAAGTAATCGTAAACTACGCAGGATTCCTAACATGTGGCAACACACTAACGCATGGAACTACTCTATCAATGATAATGTTATGTTCCAAAAATCATTTCCTATTGAGGAAGTCGAGTGTGTAGAAGTACTGATGCCCAAGGATAGACTAGACAGTATTATAGACTTTATTAATGAAGCTGAAAGGCAAGCTGAAAGAAGTCACGGTGATCGACAACTAATGGCACGATACGAACAAGATAGGACTGTTAGACTCCATAATCCCGCAGTAGAGAAAGCCTATCAAAAGTATGTGATGTTGTTGGAATTAGCACGTAAATGAACTACAGTCCGGAGGTAATGGCCAATATGGGTAAATGGGTAGAAAGTCAAAATGTTATGTTAGAACAGGAAATGATAGAATCCAAAGCCAAAGAGATGCAGACTGAGATTGACAGAGAAGTTCTCTGGGGCATGCTCCAAGGCATGGGATGGCACCGTGTGATGCTTCCAAGATTGATTGATAATTATCATGCTATTGATATTACCTATTGGTTGGAAGAAAACTGTAAACAAGCCTTTGAACGTAATGGCAGAGACTTCTTATTTGAAGATAGCAAAGATGCCAATTGGTTTCGACTACGCTGGGGAACAGTTTGACACAGGAGTATCATTGTGTGCATGTGGACCAAGTTCCTACAAACATCATTGTATGGTTAGTGGAAACATTCGGCCCAGCAGGCACACGATGGTGGCATAGCAACAACAAAATCTATTTCAGAGATGAAAAGGATTGGATGTGGTTTGAATTGAGAACATAATGGCCGTAACACAAGAACGAGAAGAGATGCGAGTTGCAATGCAACTCAAACACGATGGATGGGTAGCTCATATATTTGATGATAAGCGCATATCTGAACTAAAGGAAATGTCTGATTGGTGTAGGCAATCGTTTGGTCCTATGTACTCGCAACTTTACCCTAACGCATGGGCTGGAAAATGGTACGGAGCCCAGTTACCTTTTCAATCAGGCAGTATAGATACCAAGCGGCATGTAGTGTTTATGTTTAGAGACGATAAACTATACTCAATGTTCAAGATCATGTTTAGCGAAAAATGAACACAACCATACTTCCCTTGCCCAACGGAGACTTTACCACAGTAGAGCATATTGAGAAGCATGGCCCATTGACTATTGTAGTTCATAGATTTAGAACGGGCGATGTGGAAGATCCAGACTTGTACGCCGCCCAACCACTTTGGGAATGGCAAGAAAGTGAAATGGGCGAATGGGTAATGGCTAACGCTGTTCAAACTCCTAGTTGGCATAGAAGTGTTGATCCAAGCATTTATGGATATGCTTACTCAATTCAAGCAGAGCTATCTCCCAAAAACTATACCTATTGGTGGCTAAAGTGGGGACACAAACTTGACGCAAAGTCAAATAGATAATATAATAATCTTATATAAATTAAGAAAGGTTTGATATGCATTGGCTGATACCAGTACTCCTAGTTTTATTTGGCCATGTATTTTTGGCAGTCTTTCTTAGCCTTATTTTTATAATGATGGAGTAATTATGGAACCGAGACACTTGTACACTATCAAATGGACACAGCCTTATTCTACAGAACGGGAACGTCCTTATCTTAGACAATTACATGAAGCAATTGAACGTGCTATCGAAGCACAAGTAGCTCGTAACGATTGTCCACAAGCAAAAGAAATTATAGAGAGGATCAAAAATGCAAGTAAGAACTAAAGAAAATTCAGAAGAGTTTGGCAAGTGTGGATGTGGTCGTAGCCCAACAGGCAAGTGCATTGGTTGGCACGGTTTGACTGAAGAAATGTATGCACATCAAAAAATGCTTTGGATGGAAGATCAATTACGCAACGACAACGAAACAAATGATGGCCAATAAAAAAGAAACTAAAATCGAGTTTGCTCCTGGATGTTTTGATAATTTTGACGGCACACAGGAAGAATTAGACGACATGGTAGCTGAAATTCAACGCATGTTTGAAGACGGTGTGCCTCCAGAGCGTATTCGAGAAATCGATATAGATGAACTAATTGAACAAGACCCAGCAGTTGCTGAAAAGATTTTTCAAGCATTTCAAAAAGATAATGAACCCAGGAAACTACAATGAATTGGTTAAAATTAAAATTACGTAATTGGGTAATGAGTGCGCAGGACGAACCTGAACAAATTTATTCAAATTCTAAAGTGAGTCGTGGCCTGAATGCAGTTAGCACACGTGATGTTGGTAGTGATCCTACACTACAGTTTAAGATTTACAATGCCATTGGCGGTAAGGTAGTGGAGTTTAGTCGGTATGATCGTCAAAAAGATCGTCATTTACATGATATCTATATTATTGGCAAAGAAGAGGACTTTGGTGCCAAAATCGCCAAAATCGCCATGTTAGAATGCCTAAAAGACTAATCAATCGTAAATAACTTAACCGGAGAAGTATATGGAATTCATATATGAGTTTATTCCCTACGTATTTGTAGCCATCGCGGCATTTACAATAGGTAAGCATTGGGCTTTGTTCCAATTTAGTCAGAATCTCAGTCAAGATCCTGATCGCATGATAGCTATTCTTAATAAGATTAAAGAAATCAATGCAGAAGTAGAAGATAATGGCATGCCCGAAGATGCGATTCCTTTAAAAATCGAAGAAGTTAACGGACAAGTCTACGCCTACAATCAAATCACAGGCGAATTCTTAGCCCAAGCCCAAAGCATCTATCAAGCCGTATTGTTGGCCATTGCCCGTCATCCTGACAAGAAGTTTTGGCATCCTTGTTTAGAGAAAGATCACCAAACAGCTTGAAATACGATAATGCCTTTGTTATAATAGATACAGCTGATAAATTTCAGCATAATCTATAGAGGAAAAACTAAAATGTTTAAATTAAATAAAATTAACAAAGGCACCAAAACTTACAAATTGTTTAATGCTTTGCAAGAAGGTGAAGTATTAACAGCTAGTCAAGCTGAAAAGCGTTTCGGTATTAAGAATATTAGTGCTGAAGTTAGCCGTATCCGTCAAAGCGGTTATGCAGTTTATACTAACAGCCACAAAGCTGGCAACGGTGTTCAAGTTACAACATACGAAATTGGTATGCCAAGCCGTCGTGTTGTAGCCGCAGGTTACAAAGCATTGTCATTAGGTTTGATCTAATCTAGGATTAGGTTAGCCTAAAAGCCCAGATGCGTCTGGGCTTTTTTTATAATTACATTTATGAAAGATAACTTAACATTATTAGCAAGTATTCCTTTATGGGAAGTCTCTGATGTGAGATTGTTAACTGATAGCGAAAAGTCTTTCATAAATGCATTACCCGAAGAAGATAATCATTCAAACTATCTTTCAAAGAATAAACAGATATTAAATTTTCCAGAGCTTGCCAATTTTAAAACACTAATGCAGTCATATGTAGATTACTACACTAAGACTATATTAAAGATAACAAATAATTTTGTTATTACAGATAGTTGGTCAACCAGAACTCCGCCTAATTGCTTTCATCACGAGCATAGACATCCAAACAGCATTTTTTCAGGTGTATATTATTCTGAGATTGCTGGAGGAATGATAGAGCTGGCAGTTCCGAGACAATTTTCAAAAGATTTTAATTTTGGCTATGACTATAGTGGGTTTGATTCAGTTAATGCATCCCATTGGGCAATACCAACCACACCTGGTACTTTAATAATTTTTCCTAGTTGGGTTAACCATATGGTAAAACCAAACGAAAGCAGTTCAGATAGGCGTGTTATTGCGTTTAACACATTTGTTACTGGTAAGTTAGGAAACGATCAAAGACTTGATAATATAACTATAGGATAATAAATGCCGACATACACTCTTTTTCCTAATATAGGATTTGTTCAACATTCATTCACTGAAAAACAATTAAAACCAATTATAGAAGAAGTTCGACTAATAGAAGAAGATTTTACCAAAGCGATTACGGCACATAATCGATTAGCTGGCAATATAAAAAATGAATTTTTTCTAAGTGACAAATCTAGATTATATCTAGAATACATATTGATGCCGTTAGCTCGCACGATGTTTGAAAATAATCCTCATCCCTCAGTAACAGGCCCTGACAAGATGCCAATGTTATATTTAGAATCAGCTTGGGTTAACTTTCAAAAGAAACACGAATTTAATCCTACACACGGGCATACTGGTGAGTATAGTTTTGTTATATGGATACAAGTTCCATATTTAACAGAAGACGAAGTTAAAGCTGGTCCAGGATATGGTGGCAATCATCCTGTTTCGGGACAATTTACTTTTGATTACTGCGATACCACAGGACAAATTATTAACTATGGTTTAACTGTAGACAAAACATGGGAAAATAAAGCAATTATGTTTCTCAGTAGTCAAAAACACGGAGTTTATCCTTTTTATAGTTCAGATGAATATAGAATTTCAATAAGCGGTAATTTTTTTGTAAAAGAGAATGCACGTGGAAGAAAGTAACGATAAAGATATTCTAGAGTTTATTAACGATTTAGATAATCTGATATTAAAGTATCAAGATATATTTGCCGCACACAATATAAGTGCAATGTTATTAAGTCGTATTACATTATTAATGAGCACCGATCCCGAATGTGGTAAGGGGCTATTGAAATTTGTGTGGGAAAAATTAGACGAGTTAGAACAAAGTAATCCGGGACAATACCTATGACAACATTTACATCGGAAGATAGAGAAAGAGCTGTACCCAAAGAAGGATCCAAGTGGGCAGGATCTAATGTTAGGGAAGAGTTTACAGTACTGGCTGTTTGGAATCCCAACGAAGAAAGTGATCCTTGGATTCGCTATCGTAATCAAAATGATAGTGAGTTTACCTGTAGGCTTGAAGCATTTTTGAGCAGATTTTCTAAATTACCAGAATAAAATTATTGACTAATTTCTGTTTCGAGAGTATAATACTTTTATAGAAACACACAGAAAGTAGTTATGACATTCCCACATAAAGATCCAAAAGATTTATTTGGTGCCGACCTTATACAAGTGTTTGGCCCAAAAGCTAATCGTCGACATATTAGTACACTCTCTATGGCAGAGAAGATGGCTATTATTGATAAAGTTCCAAAGTATGTTGACACAGATGATTTAGGTGATCGTCCTAGCTTCTTTCAAATTACAAATAAGATTCTAACAATCCTACAACAAACACAAGCGTTAGACGGAATTGATCTAGACTGGTGTGAGGATTTGACTACAGGTAAACTGCAACGTCACGTGTCATCTTACACTAAGGTCATGAACTGTTATAAAAACAACAAAGTTCAACGAGGCATTTGGCTACAACACTTGTTGTTAGACATTCTATTCGAATACGATCCTAGCAATGTGCTAACAGGATTGGCACGCCGTTTGAGTGATGGAACGGATAATTTAAATAATGGGCAACATCGCACGGTTGCATCAATTATTTTAGGAGTACGAGAAGTACCTGTTGAGTATATTAATAGCGACTTAGAAAGTGTCGACGTTGACTTGTATGCAACAGACAACTTGAATACATTGAGTTCGAGCGAGTTTGACGACTATCGTATCCGTGTTCGTCGCAATCAAGTACGTAAGGCAGAAAAACGTACAGACTTAATCCAAAAAGACATCGATCGTGAAACAATGCACGATATTCATTTGCGTTATCAAAGTCGATTTGTTGAAAAAGGTAGTGAAACTGTTCTTGCTAAAGAGTGTACAGGCGTAGGTAACATGATCAAGTACTATGATATGTATGGTCCTGAGATTTACGAACGTGCTGTTAGCATTTGTTGTTCAGTGTTTAGCAAAGCAACTTTTGCAACTGCAAACGCATGGGCTATTATGGAGTTTATTGAAACTCAAATAGAAAACGGAACTATGGAAGATCAACAACTTATGGATTGGTTAATTCAGCAGTCAATTCAGCATAAGTATTCAGATCCTAAAATTAACGGGATGCATCTTGCTATTAAACAAGCCTATCGTGATGATCCAAAAACACCTGTAAAAGATCAAGCACCGGAGCACAAGTATCTTGCGGCAGGTATTTACAAGTTATGCAATACTGTGCATCCTGAAATTAACTGGGCAAAAATTAAATGGCAAGGTCAAGATGTATCTACATACCTTACAGCATTTAAAGTAATGCCAGTTAAGAAAAAAACCAAAGCTGAGTTATTTGCGTGACACACGACGAAATCAATCAGTCTATCATTGATAGAGAACTTTTCACAGGAGACGAAGAGTCTACTTATTATACTCTATACGACTATGCTGTAGACAACTATGAAGATCCTTATTTGCTATTTAAAATAGCTATCAAAGGATATTATCAAAAGTTGTACAAATGGACAGATGCCGAGACAGATAAGTTTATAGAAGATAATAAAGATTCTTCTGTCAAATGGACAGACGGAATCCAGGATTACTATTATGATTGGGGCAAAGGTAAGAACAAAATAACAGAAGATTATTTGCATGTTCCTAACTTAGATCATATTGATCCCCATAGTTTAAGTAAAGATAATCGTCCTGATAACTTCCGTATTCGCTGTCGCAGACTAAACGAAAATAGGGGCAATACAAATTCTGATAAAGAACGTAGGGCTACTATTATAGATATGTTTAACGACATGGATATTACAAATCAAACCGATATATTAAAATATTTAGAAGCTATTAAAAAACATTAAATATTCCATGCGAATATTAGTGACTGGCTGTAATGGCTTTATAGGTAAAAACATGATTGGTTGGCTTCAACAAGAAGACGGCTGGCATATTGACGGATATGATTGGCATCCAACTGAACGTCCAGATGTAAGCGGATACGATTGGGTCATACACTTAGGCGCCAAAGCCGATATGTCAGACAACGATGTAGAATCTATCCTTAAACAAAATTTAGATTTTAGCCAATGGTTGTTTAACGAGTGCAACAATAACGGCGTAAACTTGCAGTATGCTAGTTCTAGTAGTGTGTATGGTGACACTAACGATTTTTCTGAACTAGCACCTTGCTATCCACAAACCGCTTATGCGTGGAGCAAATATCTATTTGACCGTTGGGTATTTCAACAACCTATTAACATAAAAGTACAAGGCTTCCGGTATTTTAATGTATACGGACGCTATATGCACTTGCGCGGTAAACGTGCAAACGTCATAGAAAAATGGCGTGAACAAGCCCGCAAAGAAGGCAAAATTACAGTATGGGAAACAGCTGAGCATATTAAGCGTGACTGGACTTGGGTAGGAGATTTGTGCAAACTGCAAATAGACTTTATCAATACAGTACACGGTTCAGGGATATGGAATGTGGGCTCCGGACTAGCCCATAGTTTTTTAGACATTGCCGAGGAGATTGCTGAAATAGAAGGCGTTGAAATTGAGTTTGTACCAGTTCCAGACTCTGAAAAAATACGTATGCGCCACACAACAAAAGCAGATTTAACACACTTAAAAAACACTATCGGAAAACGCAAATGGTTAAATGTATTTGAATATCTAAATCAATAAATACATAATCATGCGTATATTAGAAATAACCCTCCCAATAGAAGAACGTGGTAAAGCCCCACGTAGCTTATGCGTCAGCAAAGTACCCGATCACGACTTAGGTGCTAGTCAATTATCCAGTTGCAAGAGTCAGGGTCTACGTGCTCGTGATGGCGAAAAGAGTCACTTGATCGGACATGGTTCTAGTAAAGTTCGTGTTACTGTTGGCGGTAAAAAGATTAAAGGCAAAAAATATGGCGGGCCGCTTCCCGACTATGGAACAAGGAAAGGTCAATGAAAATTTTAGAAATTATTAAAGAGTCTGTAGACAAAGATGTTATGGACTTACAAAGAGCACTAAAGGCAGCTGGTGCCGATTTAGGAAACTTTGGCCCTAAAAAAGATGGAATCGACGGACGTATGGGGCCATATACAAGACGTGCATCTGAAAAGTTTCCAGATATTGCCTCTAAATATAAATCTGCATTGGATCGACCAAATAGTATAGATGCACAAAAAGTTGATGTTAGTACTATCCAAGACCCGGACTTTAAAAAGAAGCTAGAAAAAGTTGCTAACGCATTAGGTGTTAAGTCAAGTGATTTAATGGCAATTTTTAAACAAGAGTCAGGTGTGAATCCACATATCCAAAATCACACTAGCGGAGCAACTGGACTGATACAGTTTATGCCAGATACTGCAAGACGTCTAGGTACAACAACTGATGAATTAAAAAACATGGATGGTGTTGAACAACTCGATTATGTTTACAAATATTTCAAAATGACTGGAGTAGGTAACGGTACATTGGGTGATTTGTATATGGCTGTATTCATGCCTAAGTATGTTGGTTATGATGATGCAACTATTCTAGGACAACATGGTGCTCCGGGGTTTAGCGGAAAAGTATATAATCAAAACAGAGGACTCGATCGTAATAAAGACGGTAAGATAACAGTTGCGGATGTAAAACAATCAGTGGAACGATTTGCATAACTAAATATCTGCATGAATTTAATAGGATCTTTATTAATTGCCCCTCCAGCCCTCAAAGGAAACTTCTGGTATAAAACTGTAGTAATGATTACAGAGCACCACCATGCAGGCACTATTGGTATAGTTTTAAATAAGCGCAGTAATTTAACTATCGAAGAATTTGGAAATCAAATAGGATTGCCATTACACATACCTGGATACATTTATCAAGGCGGCCCAGTCAATCCTAATAATTTAAGTTTCTTACACAGCAGTGATTGGTCTAGTAAAAACACTATGAGATTATCGGAAGATTTTTGTCTTAGTAGTGATGAAGAAATTTTACCTAGATTAAGTCTTGGAGATTATCCAAAATACTGGAGATTGTTTTTAGGTGTGGCAGGTTGGGCACCTGGCCAATTAACAGGAGAACTTAACGGAACTCCTCCTTGGAAAAGAGAACATAGTTGGTGTACTTGTCAAGCAAATTTAGATTTAATATTCGAATCCGACAATGCTGATCAATGGTGCAATGCTATTGATAAAAGCGGCAAAGAATTTGCCCATAACATATTATTGTAATACTTATTGACATAAGTACAATATGAGCGTATAATATATACTTCATAAGGTTGGGTCTGTAACGCAATCAGAAAGAGGTAAATTAAATGGCAGATACTCTGCTACTTAACGCTGACGGAATGCCAGTTTCGTTTATGCCGTTAAGCACTATAACATGGCAAGAAGCAATTAGGTACATGGTTTTAGATAAAGCCGATGTATTAATTTTTCACGAAAACTGGATTGTACATTCGGCCACATGGGAAACACAAGTGCCTAGTGTGATGATGCTTCGCGATTATATGAAGCCAAAACAAAGTGTCCGCTTTAGTCGAGGCAATGTATACTTACGAGATAACTGTGAATGCCA